GGTGGTTCATGATGGTAGCAAGACGACGTTACTCAGGTGGTTCAGGTGTTCGTAATGAACGACAGAGACTGCAAGATGCTGCTTTCGTAAGAAATGCACTTAATGCTTACAAAGACCAAGTTAAGGCTATTGAAAAAGAAATTAAAACAAAAAAAGAAAACATAACTAAAGATGAAAAACTTATCAAGGGTATTACGGAACGGTTACAGACAGAGACCAACCCTACTGTTATTGACAACCTGTTAATTGCTCGTCAAACAATTCGTGACAGAATTACTGCAACAAAGAAAGAGATCGTTGCTTTAGAGAAGAAGAAGGTTGATACACAGAACAAGATCAATACTATTCTTGATAAAAAACCTGTGGTACCAGATAAACCAGGTGCTAACGGGAATTCAACAACAAATACAATCACCGAACAGGGAGGTAACGTTGAGTTCTCTACAGAGTATAAATACAACGCACCATTGGTTGCTGGAGCATATCTAGGACAAGGTATCTCTGCAGACTCAATAGGTGGTACTGCAGACACCAAAGGATTTCCAATAAATGCTCCAGTGTTTAATGATGCCTATAATGCTTGGCGTGGAGTCAATGGAGGACGTGGAACTATCCAGATGGATAGAGAGTACGTCAAAAACATCGCTAACTCGCAGAAAAAAGATGTGGTAAAACTTGACAAACAGATGTATGGGTTTAAGTTTCTTTACAACCCTACAACTGTAAGCATGGGCTGGGGAGTTCAAGCACAGATGGACCCTGAGTACATGTCTTCAGGAGGTGAGGTGTTTAACCCTGTAGGTGCTAACCTCATTACAAGTACAGTTGTATTTGAAGTACTTCTTAATCGAATTGCAGACTTCAACCACTTAAATTCGGATGGTTCACTAAAAGGTGCCTACCCTTATGGACAAATTGATGTGCCTATTGCTGAAAGAAAACAGATTTACGATCGTGGAACCATGTATGACTTAGAGTACTTCTTTAAGACTATAAACGGTCCACGAGCAACCTTTACTTCTAAGTTTAACGGCTTAACTGCTGATGCTGGATGGTTAATCCCTTCTTCGCTGGAACTTCATCTAGGCGCTGGAATGCGTTACAGAATTAGAATCAATGAGGTATCTGTTAATCACGCAATTTTTAATAACCGTATGGTACCTATCTTGTCAACAGTCAGGTTTGTTTGTGGTCGTTACAATGACGGTCCTGGAACCCCACTGGTACAGCCAGCATCTGTAAACACAACCACTTTAGAGGGAATCCGAGCAGCAAGTGGAGGATTTAATCAACCATGATCTACCTAGACAGCAGATACGCGGATGGTTCTTTGTTTAAGGCTTATGACTCACGGACTGATACCTATGAATTAACAGTCTTTAGATCATTCCCAAGTTATAGTGTTGCTTACTTCTCTTACACCTGGGTTGAAACAGATCGTCTAGACAGAGTGGCTTTGAAATTTCTTGGGGCTACCAATTTGTGGTGGCAGATCATGGATATTAATCCAGAAATTATTGACCCTCTAAATATTGCCCCAGGAACTGTACTAAGGATTCCTAATGAATAAAACAACGCAGAATCGTTTAGGAACCTCCTTCACTGTTAACTACCCAGACTTTCCTAGTTTTAAAGTTATACCAAAAGGATTTACGTTAATACAAGAAGCAGGTAAGCAAGACGTACTTGAGATAACTTATGTAAGAGACAGCAATGTTTTTTATAAAGGACTCAAAACAGGAGCGACTGTAGCATTGAAGTGGAAGACTTCAAATAATATTGTAGGTGAGTTCTTCGGGTATATCGTAGACTACACACCTATCACACAGCAGACACTTCGTCGTCCAGTGACAATTAGAGCAATAGGTGCTTCTCTCCCTTTAAAAGAGGGCGGAAACAAAATCTGGAAGAATAAGACTGCTCCAGACATAGTCATTGAGATTGCTAAGAAGTTTAAACTAAAGCCTGTAGTAACGCCTCATCCAATGATCTTTAGTCAGCAGTCTATGCTCAACCACACCTACTGGGAAAAGATCCAAGAACTTGCTGGTCGTATTGGTTACGTAGCACAGGTCAGTGGAACAGAGTTGCACTTTCATCCTATTGACAAAATGATTGACAAGTTCATAACAACTATCCCAGTACTTTCTTTCTTTGATCCTGTTGGAAACATTTGGAGCGAGTTCAATTCTCAGACTTTGGATATGTTTAAACCAAAAGTAGGAGACTACATGGACAAGGATTCTAACTCTAAGAAAGATAAGATTGTTCATGGAGTTGACCCTGTAACGGCAAAGTTCTACTCTTCGTCAAAGTCCCCTACTACAGTTGGTAAGAACTTGAGAACCTCAAATGCAGACCCTCTATTTGTCGAGGCACTGCCAGGTGCCATGACAGGCAATGCACACATGGCAGAACTTATTGCTAATGCCCATGCTCAACTCTCTCGTTTTTCAATCACTGCAGATACTGCAAGCCAGGGTGACCCACGAATTGCTCCATACAGAACTGTGGAGATTAATGGAACTGGTTCTACTACTGATGGAAATTGGATTGTTAAAAAGACACGTCATCAGTGCTACTACGATGGTCGGTATGAAGTTGAGTTTACTTGCATGACAGACGGAACAGGAAGAAATAAGTCCTCAGCATTTCGTCCAGAATCTGCCTCTGTAATACCTGTAAGAAATATACAACAAGAGTTAAGCACAGGAGTATCAAGTAAGCCAACAGTCACTACACTTCGTGCTCCTCAAATGTTAGTCAATAAATCTAATGCTGGTTTTAAAGTTACACCAAGTAGATGGGTGGGTAAGTAATGGCTGAAGTAGCAATCTCTCTTCCGTTTAGGGTTGATCCTTACGGAAAAATCGCTGTGTCAAGCGACCAACAAAAGATATGGGCAGACCGTGTAAGGTCTGTTCTAGGTACTGCACTGCGAGAGCGTGTGATGCAGCCTCTGTTTGGTACAGAGATCCCTTACTCTTTGTTTAGTACACAAGAGGATGCTGCAATCTTAATCGAGCGTGAGACCCAAGCAGCATTTGAAATTCAACTACCTTTGCTCACTCTGCAGTCTGTAGCCACGACTTTTGACGAATTTACTGGCATAATCAATGTCAGCACCGTGTATGACCTCCCTAATAACACTCAGGTTGAGACAGTTATTGGTGTTGCTTATATTCAAGGAACCAACCCGATCTACCAGGAGACGCTATGAGTGATGTAACACCAGTTTCAAGTATCCCAATCTCAGTTGACTATACAAGCAAGGATTACTACGTACTCCGTGATGAATTAATTGCTCGTGTGCAAGACCGCATCCCTAATTGGACAGCCTCCGACCCTTCTGATTTTGGCGTTGCTCTCATTGAGGCTTTTGCTTACATGGGTGACCTTATCTCCTATTACATTGACCGAAATGCAAATGAAGCACTTATCACTACCGCTACTCAACGAGACAGTGTGATCAATATCGCACAGACCTATGGCTATATTCCCGCTGGCTATCGTCAAGCATTTGTGTCCTTGACTTTTTCCAACACATCTGATGCCGCAGTAACTATACCTGCAGGAACAGTTGTTTCTGGAGAAGTGATATCTGGAGATCTAGTTAACACGCTGTATTTTACTACTCAAGCAGATGCGATTATAGATCCTCAAGTAGGTGAATCTCCAGGAACTGAAGAGGTATCAGCGGTAGAAGGAAGATATGTAACGATTGTATCTGACAATGCTAACACTTACGGTGAATTGATTGGGACATCGACTGGTCTTCCTAACATGTCATTCGAGTTGGGAGAAGTTCCATCTGTAGATGGAACAACAGAGTTATATGTTCAAGATGGAGATATTTACTCTAAGTGGACACAGGTTCAGCATCTACTAGACAGTGGTCCTACAGATTTGGTTTATCAAGTAAATACAGATGCCAATAATAATGTGTTCATTGCATTTGGAGACGGCGTATCTGGAGTAATCCCAACAATTCATTCAGAGATTCGTGTTAACTACATGGTCGGTGGTGGATTGATTGGTAACGTTCCTAGCAACACATTAGTCGATATCGTTTACGTACCTGGGTTATCTAATAACCAGACAACTGCTTTACAGTCTATTGTTCTAGTAACAAATGCAGATCCAGCAATTGGAGGATCAGATCCAGAGACAACAAATCAAATTCGTGTTTCTGCTCCTGCTGCTTTAAGAGCAGCAAAC